ATTTGTTATTAGGAAACGGAAGGCTATTGCATAACTTCTCAAAAAATACCTTTGCCAATTTATAGGTAGGTGTTATGTAAGCAACCTGACCGCCTTTAATTGCGGTTGTAATACATTTAATCTGGCTCAACTCCGATTTGCCGAACCTTCTACCGCACATAACCACAATGTACCTGGCTTCGCAGTCAAGTATCTTCTTTTGGTTTATATGTCCGTTAGGTAGTTCTATCCGCATTAAAGAATTGTCTTGCCGTCTACAAATACTATCTCAATCCTGTTATCTGTTTGTATATCCATTTGTTCCTTTGGCTTACCATAAACACGGGTTAGCAAAGTTTCTAAACTATAAAGGCTGCCCTTCTCTAAGCTCTTACGCATAGCTGCTGCAATCGTCTTTTCAAGTATTGTTGCCTTCGGGTTATCCCATACTGTTTTAAGTTCGTCCAAGTCCATTGACATCATAGCTTGGATAGTATCGTTTATCTCAGCAAGTTTATATCCTTGCTCTTTAAGTAGGCTTACATATTTACGAGGTCTGCCGTTTGGGTTTCTTATCTCGCCTTTCTGTACTGGTTTCAAATTATGTTCGTTTGCCATATCTTCTTATTTATCTCTTTGTTATTCCAAAGGTAACCCGTTCTTTTTAATAACTAATGTTGGGTCAAGTTTACGCATCCTGTCTACTATAACTTGGCAATATTTAGGGTCGAGTTCCATTCCGTAACACTTCCTTTTTAATTGATGTGAAGCAACCATTGTTGAACCAGAACCACTAAAAATATCTAAAATTGGCTTCTCATCTAAAAATGATATACACCATTCCATTACCTTGATTGGTTTCATAGTAGGGTGCATCTTCTCCTCGCCACCCCAATGGTGAGAAAATAATCTACAATTTTTTCCAACATTTGACCAAGCTAATTCAAATTCACTAAAACTTAATCCGTCATTTTTTTTATGCCAACATAACCAATCATTAGTTACATCAAGTCTATTTGTAAAATAATTACCACCCCAAATAATAGCTTGGTCTATTAAAGCTAAAATATAAAAAAAGTCAGGCACTTCGTTATCCCAATCTTCGCCTCTATGAAATTGCTTTTTACCTGTACCAAGTGTTTGTTTATTTGCTTTAATACCATATGGTGGGTCGGTAAGTAAGTTACATTTATCTCCTTTAATTAAAAGTTCTACCTTTTCAATATCCGTACTATCCCCACAAAGCAATCGGTGTTCCCCTATCTCAAATAAATCTCCTAATACTATATCCGTTTCAATCCCTCCGTCTGGAACTGCAAAGTCATCTTCCTCAGCTTCTATAACTTCTGCATCAAAGCCGGGTATGTCTAACCCCCAATCTATTAACTCCTGCTCATCCCAATTATTAGCTAAGTCGTTCCAGTCCCACTCGCCATAGCCTACGTTGTCTTTAACTATAAATTCCTTTTGTTGCTGCTCGGTTAGTTCACTTGCTTTAATGATAGGTATCTCTTTTAGTCCTGCTTCCTTACAAGCCTTAAGTCGCATATTGCCACCAAGCACAACCATATCGTCATTAACAACAATAGGTCTAAGGTTTAGCATCTGTGGGAACTCGTTAATTGACTTTACGAGCTTTGCAAACTTATCGTCTTTAATTATCCTGGGGTTGTTCGGGTTTGCTTTTACTGTGTTGATTGGTACGTTTTGTATCATAGTATGCCGTTTATTATATCGTTTGCTTCGTCTATTGCGTCTTCTTGGTCAAGGTAAGTGTCTACGTCTGCTATATGTTTGTTAATTAAAGTTTCTGCCATAGCATAGGTATAATGTCCTATCGTGGTCATATCATCTCCGTTTTTACCCGTCTTACATACTGCTACGAAGTAAGCTTTGTGCGTAAGGAGTAGCCATATAGCGTTTAACTTTCTCATCTGCCTTGTCCTCTATAAGCTTTTTCTCTTGGCGTATGCTTATTAAAGGACTTCTTTGCAGAACCTCTTTTGCGTTTTCCAAAGCTAACTTTGTTATTGTTTTCTTTAATCTTTGCCATATAATTTGCTCCAAGTTGTCGGTTGTGGTAAATCTTTTATTTTACTATATCCTTTTGTTTTAAAATAACTATCCCATTCGTTTTGTTCTTTGATGTTTATGTGTCCCCATTGTTCGTCAAAGCCTGGTACTCTTTGCGATGTGCTACTAAACAAAATGTAATTAGGTTCTATCTTACTGAACAAATAATCAAGTTCTTTGTCAGTCATATGCTCTGCCGTCTCAATAAAGTTAAGTAGGTCTGTAGTAATAGGCTTGTCTACTATTTCTACATAAGCTACATTCTGCTTCATATAATCTTGATGCGACTTAAATATTTCAAAGGCAACAATGTGATAACCTGCTTGAAAGTACGCATTGCTATAAACTCCCGTACCTGCTCCGTAATCTAATACGGACTTAATAGGCAGGTCTTTAATCTGTGCAACAGTATTCCGTGCCAAATCCTTAAAAAAGTCGTTGTGCATACCTATTCCGTGGTTAAGTTCGTATTCCAGAAACTCTTGCTCAGTTAATAGCATCGGTAATTTTGTTTATGTATATTTATTAAAAACTCTTTATATTGTTTCTTATCCCCAAAATCTATATGACACTTCCTGCATAATCCCATTAGGTTTTCTATCGTGTCTTTGTCTTTGCTCCCACCCATTCCCCTCGCCTCAATATGATGCACATCTACCGCTTGTGAGCCACACACTTCGCAAGGAATGAAGTCCGTTTTTTTATACCCCATTCCCTGCAAATATATTTGTGTGTGTTTTCTCATAGCTTCCCCATTAAATTTTCCGTTGATTAATAATTAAAAATTTAACTATAAGAAATTAGTTTATTGTAAATATACTTTCTGTCTAAATTTATCTCGTCAAAGTTATATTTCTTTTGGCAGAACTCAAACAACTTTTGTCCGCTTTCCTTTCGCATATCCGCATCGCTTACTAAATCTCTTATATGTTTATACCAATCCTTCTGGTTTTTAACGTAGTGTACCGGCATATCAAGGTAAGGATTGACGTGGCTAACTATAGCAGGGTTCTTTTTAGTAGCCGTTTCTAATACTTTTAGATTGGACTTCATAGCGTTAAACTTATTGTCAACCAATGGGATAACTGAAATATCCGAGTCCGTATAAGCACCCATATATTCCGTAACTTTTGCATAGTTGTAGATAGTAGGGTTTAGCTTTAGTCCGCAAGTGAAGGCATCAATCATTTTATCCCAAATAGGTTTCTCCCCGTCATTGTAACCTGCTATAACAGTTCTAATATTCATACCTTGTAGCCTTTTAAAAGGCTGCCTTAGTATTTCAATATCCCTTTCGTGCGTTCCGCTACCTGACCAAAACAATCTAACCTTGTAATCTTCAATCTTGTTATCCATAAACTGCTCTTGCCCATATGGTAAAGCGTTTGGTAAAATGTGAACGTTCTTATTGTAAGAGCTTATCTCGGCTGCTAACCTTTCGTGTGTGCAAGTGCAAAGGTCAGCTATCTTTAAGTAATCGGTAATTTGTTTAGGTATGTTATTATACTTGTATCTCCAATATAACAAATGGCTTTCGCTAAGTTCCCAATGGTCATCGTTATCGACTACCAACTTAAAGCCGTACTTAGTGCGCCAAATGTCCATTTGCTTTGCATCAATCTCATTAAGCATTCTATTCATTAAGACAATATCCCAACCTTGCTCTAATAACTCGTCATTAAGTACATCGGTAATAAGTGCGTACTCTTTTTCCATATTAACTATAGGCATCATAATTCTATGATACCCAACTCCGCTATTAGCTGAAGTTATACAAAGTATTTTCATTTTATTTTTTTAATAATTCTGTTATTGGGATTAAAAAACCTTTAGAAGTATTATTATCTCCACCATTTTTTATATACATATTATTTTTGTAATAATATCTTAATTTTTCTTTTAATCTTATTACATCAAATATGATAGCAAAATTAATCTCATTTATTTTATATACCCAATAATCAGCATCGGTAGTTGCTATACCAGATGGCTTTCCCCTTGACTGAAATTCTATAAATATATTACCTGTAATATGCGCTTTAGTATCACATTTAACTTCTACTTTGCTACCATTAGAAAATATATTTTTTACCCAATCTTCTGCAAGTTCGCCAAAATTTAAATCGTGAGTAAAGCTTGACGAATACTTCATAAGTTTAAACTATTTATTATACAAAGTATTCGCATCTTATATCTTTTTGTTTGTAATATCTGTCTTGGTTTTTATCCCATATTTGTTTTCCCTTTGCCAAGCTTTCGTCCTTCATTCTACGATATTCCGTGCCGTTACCTACATCGTGTCCTATATGCTCCGACCTCATATCTGGAACGTAATAGTTAGTAAACCCTGCAATCAAAGACCTTGTTGCATAATCACTATCTTGCATACCATATGGGTCATACTCGGTATTGTAACCACCTATTGCATTAATGAGTTCACGAGTAATAAAGTTATCGCCAAATGGTGTATGTATTTTATGTATGCCGTCTTCTAATGGCGGTAACGCTTCTACGCAATGTATTCCAATAATGCCACTTTTTGGCACACGTTGAGAAAACATAACCCAATTTGACAACCAATTCTCAGGAAGTAATATATCATTGGCTAATAAACAAACCGCATCGTAATTAGTAGTAAGCCTAAGTCCTGCATTTACTCCTGAAGCTATGCCTCGTTTTTCTTTAGATAAGTCATAACCTGCAAACGGGTAATTGAATGTTTCGTGCGTATCGCTTCCGTTATCTATTAAGAAGCAGTCCGCATTGTAACCGCTATTGTAAAAGTTTTGGTTAATTACACGCTGCGTTAAATCGTGTCTGTTTTGTGCAAGTAATAAAATAGCTACTTTCATTATCTTATGTTTGAGCCGATTTCCCTTGCCGGAACTCCTGCGTATTTAGTATTTGGTTTTGCATCTCCTTTAACAAAAGCACTTGCTCCTATCATACAATTTTCTCCTACGTTTGCAAATTGGTGTAGAACTGCATTAAGTCCTATATTAGCACCATTGTCTACAATAGAGTGCCCACCTATTTTTGCTCCGCAGCTTATAGTAACATTGTCTAAGATTGTACAATCGTGTCCGATGTGTGCGTGTTTCATTATGAAACAATTATTTCCAATGAAGGTGTCAATCTCCGTACCTGCGTCTATTGTTACAAGTCCTGTGATAATATTGTTATCTCCAATGTATACTTTCCCTTTTTCTTTTTGCCAGAACTTTTTATGCTCGGCTTTGTCGCCTATAATACAATAAGCACCAATGTAGTTTCCATCTCCGATAATTACGTTATCGCCAATGATAGCGGTAGGGTGGATAAAGTTAGCCATTCTTTTTTTTATTTTTAGGTTTAGGTTGCTCTTCGTACCAAGTGTATAATCGTTTAATCATATCAAAGATACAATTACCGCACCATACTGTTAAGATAAAATCTGCACTCATATACTTGCGATAAATATGCTCGTACATTTTTAAGATGTCTAAGTCAATGTTACGCACATAGCCATTTTGGACTGTATGCCAATTTCCAACGTGGTCATCTAAAAATTTGCGGTGTTCTATTTCCATAAGTTCCACATTAGTTTTGAAAGTAAAGGTGCTAACACTCCTGGTATAAATACAAACGCAATTATGTCGGTACATATTGTAGGTAGTAAATATAAAGCCAATCCTGTCCAAGCTGCTAAACAACTCGTGCAACTAAAAGGCTTAAAATCTAATTTCCACTTCCTATGAAATTGGTGTATCTCTACAAAGAATATTGCAAAGCATATCGCTGCTATAATTATCATAATTAAAATAATATATTTTGTATAATTGGTTTATATGAGGTGTCGTATCGTTGGTTTTCGCCCTTAGGATAAGGATAAATTTCTAATTTTAATTCTTTAGTAAAGTTTTTTATATCATTTTTAGTTCCTGTAAAATAAATATATCTATGCTTTTTTTCTATTTTTACTTTCCTTAATTTCATTTTATTAATTTGCTCTTGTCTATCTTCTACCATTTCATACTTTGACATCAACTCGTCGTAAGTATTGTCAAAATTTAATATCTCTTTTAATTTTATCCAGTCATCTACTGAAGGATAAGAAAACCCTGCATCTGTCCTGAACCAATGGGCAGCCGTGTCCTTATACCCAAATATAGTATCTATTTGCCTATTTGTATATCCGTTCTTATTAGCCTTAAGATAATTTGCTATTTCTAATTTATTTAACTCTTGTTCGTTTATTCTCCTTTTAACTAATTTGCAGTTCAATGAATTGCTTTTTCTAAAATGCCCAAATTTTCTAAAATGAAATTCATTACCATTATCGTCTACAAGCATTTCGTTATTAGAGGACTCGCCAGTATATATAAAATTTGTTGCCTGGTAAATATATCCATTATGGTTTATATTCTTATCAGCAAATGATACAATTATTTTTGGTTTTGGTAATTGTTTTATAGAACTTGAAACAAAATAACTTAAAGCATTTTTGTCTATATCGTCATTAACTACTAACCTATTTAGTTCTATACAATGTTGTTCGTATTTTTTACCACATATACTCCCTTTCAAAGATGGTGATGGCGGTTGCCCAAATGTAATAACCCCTGTAAGTATTTTATTATTATACAATCCAAATGAATATTCAATGTTTGGCAATCTTTTAGCATAATGCTTATGCAATAGCCACTCCTTACATAAATAAGAGTCAATAGAACTTACGCTATATTTATCTTTTATGCTCACTTCCTTAATTGTTTTTTAAGTTCTCGTTTAGTTAATTTAAGCTCCCTATGGATTGACATATACGGAATACCTGTTACCCTGCTAAGTTCTTTAGCGTTGCAGTTATGCTTGATTGCATACACTCGTAAAAGTTCAGCTTTGTACCAATGCATTTTTGATAACTCATCTTCTACTTTGTTAAGTAAATCTTCGTCTCT